AACGGGAGCACATGGAGCTGTAAGAATAGCTCAGTTTCCAGCTACACAAAAAATTTATTTAATTACTAACGCAACAACTGATTCTGGATCTTCAGGTCCTTATGCTATGACAGCAAGACTTGGTGCGTCTGGTAACACTTTAACAATTGAAAATGGCGCTACTAGACTAGTCGCTACTGATGGAACAAACTGGTATGATGTTTTTGCTGGACCAGGAACAGTTACCGCTCCAGTAGATCTTAACGGTCAAACATTAACTTTAGACGCTGATGCTGATACAACTATCTCCGCAGCTTCTGATGACGTTATTACATTTAAAGTTGCTAACGCAAATCAATTAACATTATCAGATGGTGCTTTATCACCTTCTACAACAAATGATATTGATCTTGGAACATCATCTTTAGAGTTTAAGGATGCATTCTTTGACGGCACAGTTCGTATGGATGCAATTGGTTTTGGTACTACCTCTATGGCTTTACCAACAGGTGATGGATCTGCTGGTCAGTTTATTAAAACAGATGGATCAGGGACTTTATCTTTTGCAACAGTTTCAACTTCAGTAGCATTTGATGACATAACAGCGGGAGACTCCGCAGTAAACGTTACAACTACATCTGGTAATATAACTATCGACGCTCAAGGTAATGACACTGATATTATATTTAAAGGAACAGACAACACTGCAGATACTACATTTTTAACTATAGATGGTAGTGAGGCAGGCACAGCAACATTTAATTCTGGAGCTACTTTCGGTGGTGCTGTTTTACCAGCTGCTGATGATACTCACGATTTAGGCTCATCTACTTTGCAGTGGAGAGACATATATACAGGTGACTTAAACTTAAATAATACTAAAACTAGAGCAAATGAAGTTGATGGAACTTCAGGTCATTGGACTATTCAAGAGGGTGATGAAAACCTCTTTATCTTGAATAGATTAAATGGTAAAAAATATAAATTTAATTTAGAGGAGATTGCGTAATGGCTTTAATAGTAGGGGGTACCACCGTTACAGGTACACAAACTTTAGATGCTACTAAATTAACAGGCAATTTGCCTGAAATTTCAGGAGCGGACTTGACTAACTTACCTGCACCTTCAGCTGCTAACGTAGGTTCTGCTTATGCTCAGGTGGGATCATCTGATGTAGGCACTACTCTTTTTGGTAGATTTGTTGGAACTGGTAATGCCAATCATGGTTCTAATGTGACTCAAGTTCAATATACAAGTGTAAGAAACATAGGAACTGCGGCTCCTCTGTCTAGTGGACAATCAACTAGTGGCACATCTATGGCTGTTGGTCATAGAGTAGAAGGCGCTGGAACAGTTTTTAAAAGGATTTCTTAGGAGATAAAATATGGGCGATATTAATACAACATTGTTAGGAATTAGAAATGCTAAATGGGTTTGGCATATGAGTATTAAAGTAGATGAAAATGGTGAGGACGATTTAGATGAAAATGGAAATCTTCAATTTGTTCATATCTATGAAGACGACGGTGTAACAAAACAAAAACTTATATGGTGTGAAACAAAGTGGAGTCATCTAGGCGATGACACACAAGAGTGGTTACCATTTAAAGTAACTCCTTATGATACAATGGTTCATGGCCAAAAATTATGGACAGATTTAAATAATGGTGTTCATGGAGCTATTGATAGCTCTGAAGTAGATTAAGCAAATATAATTTCATAATTAAAAGACATAGATCTTCTAATCTCATCAGGATACTTTGTAATAAAAGGAAGAACTAAGTGTTGATGTTTTGCATCAAAAACATAAAAGTCTCCAACGACAGGTGCGAAAGCAGTAAAATTTCCAGAATTTAAAAAAGTTAAATGTCCACCTAAACTTTCTTTTCTGTTTCTAACAACTATTTCTGGCGTTTTTAAAAACAGTACAGTAGAATAACCAACAGATACACCATTTTCATTTATATTATGACTATGTGGTGGTTGATATTCTCCTTGTTGCATACAATTTATCCACGCCTGCGTAATCATGTAATCTTTTACTTTTCTTTTTTCTAATTCAATATTTTGTAATTTAAGGTTTTGTTTATAACAATCTTGCATGCAAGCATAAAGAGTGTGTATTATGGGTAGATTGCCTATTAAATTAATTACATCTTTTTCTATTCTTAAATTGCCAGCTAAACTATCGCCAAAAGATTGTAGTTGAGAAAAAGATTTATCATATTCATTATTTAAATTTTCTATTTGATTTAAAGGTATTTTGTATTTTCTTATTATTTGACCATGTACAATTGCTTGGGATTCCATGTTTGTCCTTTCTATATTATCTCATGTTATATCATAAACTCGATGTCAAGAAAACAATTTAAAAAAATACTGTTGCAGATTAAAAAAATATGCTTACATTAGGTTCTCACCAAAATTAACAATCACAGGAGAAAAATATGAGCGAACAAGATTATTTAAAAGCTATTGCTGTCCTTGCTGACAAGGTGAGCAGATACCACGAAAGATTATTAGCAGCAGAAAGAGATTTAGAACGTCATTTGAAAGACACTAATACTCACTGTAATGGTGACTGTGAATGCAAAAAATCTACTTAGGAGTCTGACCTAACATATCTTTTAAAGATGGAGCAAATACTTTTACATCGCGTTTAATTTTTTCTGCGGTTGTAGAAGTGTTTGGATCATCTATATCAGCTTGCATGGCTTCTTCGGATTCGTACTCTTGACCTGTATCAATATTTGTAATTGTTGTTTCTGTTTTAACATTATACTTTGGAATGACTCTGCCATCCTCTAAAGTTATTGTTCCTATTTGCTCAGCGTTTTTAATTATTGGCATTTTATTCTCTCCATCTTAAATTAAAACTAAGAATAATTCTATCTTGATTAGAATTATTTTGTTGTACCTCATGTTGTAACCATGATGGAAAAAAAATCAAGTTATTCTCTTTAGCTTCCCACTGCACGCTATGTGCAAAATGCACTGATAAATCTTGATTTTTAGGTGGATCTAACACCTCTGCCTGAGGTCTAGGTTCAATGAACACTAAATTACCGCTATTTTTTGGCACTTTTAAATAATAAACACCAGATAAAAAATTTAAAGGGTGTGTATGAACTGTATTTCTAGCTCCTGGTGGGTTTATCATACCCCATAATCCAGTCATTTCTGGTCCATATTTTTTTTCTACGCTTAGTGCATTAAAACATTGTTGTGCTTGAAGCATGATATCTTGAGTTATTTCTTTAAAATCTTCGTTTAGATATAAATCTTCTTTGCTGTGCCACCCTTTTACATTTGATTTAGGTGATCCAAGTTTATCTTGTTCTTTTAATTTATAAAGTTTTTCTTCTAAATTATAATTGTTTTCTAACTCTGTAGTAAATACAGGAGTAATAAACATACCTTGTAATTTCATATTCATCCTTTCTAAAGTTGACCTTTTGTAACCTCCATAAAACTTACAATTATGTGAACTTGGTTAGCAGCGTTGGCCTGCGCTTTTAGTACATCAGATTCTTGCAAAACAAGGGGCTGAGATAGTAACTCTGTTGTGGTGTTAGTAGCAACACTTTTAGCTTTAAATAATTCAAAAGTTGCAGACGATCTAAGCACTTCTAAATCTACTAATGTCGTGCTTCCTGAATCATTACAAACTAAAATAGATTTTACAACATCAGTTGTAGGAGGCACAGGTGGTGTAGCACCAGGATTAGCGGTTGGCACAGTCAATATGGTTGTTAGATCTGTTGATGTCATATCAACCATTGCACTTTTAAATGTATTAGCCAAGGAAAAACCCCTCCGACTCTGCTTCTTCTCTAAGATCTTGTTGGTAGTTTGTATTTAGCAAAAGTATTATTTGATCAAGTAATCTAATCATTTGATCAAACTGACCAGCATCATATTCTGGTGTAGCGTTAGGTAATCTGGTGATTGTAATTTTAGCCATTATCTTCTACCGTCTGGTCTAATTTCAAGTTTTTGTGACCCAAGTCTCCAAGGTGTATCATCTACTGTATTAGTTGTATATCTTATTTTTACTGCTCTGCCTCTGCCTCTAACACTTACTTTTTCTGTTGTGCTGGTTATACTTGCGTTTGATGTTACATTAGAGGAGGATTGAGGATACTGCTCTAAAGTAAGTCTTGCCGTCATAGTATTTGCAAGATTGTCAAAATCAGGAACTAGTTTACTGATAGACATCAACTGATCACCATCTGCTATTTCAACAGAACCTGTTTCTAAGAATGCTGTTATGGCTGTGCCATCTGCCTGATTATTACCTGACTCGTGTTCGTATATAAATGATGCACCTGCTGTTAATCCTAGTATGGTAGATATGTTAGCTGTAGCACTGGCGTTATACTCAGTAGCGATTGGTTTTTCATAAACATAAGCACCAAGCCAAGTAGTTCTGCCTAAACTAACCGTATACCAAGTTCTTTCTAGATAGTTATAAGCCACTGCTCTATCAATCTGAGTTGCATTTGCCGAAGGATAGTACCAAATTATTTCATTATACGCTGTATTTAATCCGACAGCGATGTCATTTTTGTTTGTGTAACTGATATCGTCAAAGACAAAATCTTGCACTGAACAAGGCATTTTTTTAACAACACCATCATAAAGATAGAATGCATCGTCAGACATCCAGTAAGCTATACCATTCACTTCTATCGCTGCATGTTGAGCTATAAGACCTGCGTTTGCACCAAGCTGTCTAAGACCAAAAGTAAAAGGTGTTCCAACAAATTGAATACCGTGTAATGACGTGTCGGTCCAGACTAGTATTTGTCCTGATGATTTTACTGCCCCTACTATTTTTGATCCATCTGATATTCGTAAAGACCCAGCCTCATTAGTTGCAACTGGCGTGTAATCTGTTGCATCCTCTCTATCTGAAAATCTAAAAAATAGATCATCTTGACTGCTTGCAGTGCCTATCGTAGTTTCAGTGCCAAAAATTAATAAATGTCTAGTATCTGTAGAAACAAGACTAAATCTTGATGCAGTCGGAGCATTAGATAAGGCTGTAGCTCTCGTGCCTGTTCCTGCAGATGTGTCCCAAATAAATGTGCCACCATCTAAAACGGTTGCAATTAAGTCTTCACCAAAGTTATCTAATGACCAGTTTCTTCCTGTAAGAACAACATCAGAAGTAGAACTAGCTGTGCCCCAAGTGCTACTGCCCCAAGTGTCAGTGCCCCATCCTAAACCATAAGCGGATGTAGCTGGTCCCACGTTTATTTGATATTTTGCATTTCCTGATCCACCACCTCCAGATGTTGATCCTGATGCTGTGCTGGTGTGTGTAACTTTATAATTATTTGCATCAGTTATAGACGTAATTTCAAATTCTTGATTCATGTCCAAACCGTCAATGGATGAAAAGGAATCAAAAGTAACAAAGTCTCCTAATTTTGCATTATGAGAGCTGTCTGCTACGGACACAGTAGTTGTGCCATTTGTTGTGAAAGGATTAGTTAAAGCTTGCGTTTCACGAATGGGTGTGATGTCGTACACAGCACCCTCATTGTAAATATATAATTTTCTATCTGTTCCTAACGCTAAGTATCTTAATCCGTCTAATCCAACCCATGAGTGTGTGTCCCTTACGACACCAACTATTGTTTTATTAGGATTAGGTAAATTAGTCCAACCGCCCCATCTTTCTGGTTTACCATAGTGAAACCTTACAAAATCGGAGTCTATGTACTTACGCTCGTCCCCAGCTGAATAAGCTGTGTCTTGTTTATCTACTCCTGGTCTAAATTTTAAGTCAACTAGCTGCATTTGACCCAGTATTGTATACTAAATCTTTGCTGAGTAAAAGGCACATCTTTTCCTGATTTTGACCTAATTGGTGTTATAGCGTGGTGTATGTAACTAGGAAAAACAACCATTAAATTGTTTCTGCTTGGTATTTCTATTATTCTGCCCTCATCCATAAAGAGCATGTCACCACCACTTAGCTCATCACTTTCATTAATAATTAAATTAAAAGTAAAAAATTGTGTGTCAGCGTGCCAATCATAATATCCATTATTATTGTAAGAAACTACATGTATTTCATGTGTTTTGTTCTTATCAAGAAATTTAAATACATTGTCTCTGCCTTGATTTTCTAAAAAGGTAAAAAAACCTTGATGATAAAACCTTGAGGCTAAATCTAAAATATTCTTGTTATTTTCTGGATTTTGTCCAAAATTTATCCAATAATCATAGCCACCACACTCTTTGTTATAGGCCGAAAATACTTCATGTTTTTGTGTTTGCTTATTAAACCTTGACCATTCTGGTTTACTAAAAGAGTTTATATTTTGATGAAGATCAGATTTTATATTGTTTAAAAAATGTGGCGGTAAAAAGTCATCGCATATTATTATATTCTCACTAGCGTAACTATATCTCATTTTGCCCCCTTAAATTGTGTTCCAACGTTACCTTTAAAAGCATAATTACCATAATGTGTCATACCAGATAGAATATCAGCATATATTTTGCCACCCATATTTTGCCATAAACGACAAAAAGCGTAGTCTTCTGACAGATATCTACGTGTTTCTGGCTCTATCATGGTGTCAAAAAAAGCATAATTCCAATCAGATGTTTTATGATAATCAAATTCTTTTTCGTGTGATTGATTTATGTGTTGATCTGGTTTAAATTTTAAGTCTGGATAAACATTAGCCATTCGTTCAAACACTTGTTTTTTAATCATCATAAAACCAGTAGGGCCGTCCATGACTTCAATAAAACCTTTTTCTAAAAATATTTTTTCAGGATCTTTTACATTTAAATTATATTGTAATGAAGCTGCTAAAAGCTCATCCTCTGATATTTCTGGTTTTTCTTTCAATCGGTTTTTTACTTTTATCCAATCTATAGTTTTCCTAGGATATATACCCGTAACAACGTCTTTATCGTAGTCTAACATTCTAACCACAGCGTCTGGGTTGAAAGCTAAATCAGCATCGATAAACAATAAATGCGTATAATCCCCATCCATAAACAATTGCACTAAGGTGTTTCGAGCTCTGGTTATTAAAGACTCATTACCTATAGTTGCGAACTGAATTTCTATCTTACGTGTAGCAGCTAAAGCCACTAGTTGCATGCAACTTTTAAAATATTCTGTTGTAATTAAACCACCATAACAAGGCGTTCCTATAAATATTTTATGCATCTTTATAAAAAATATTAAGTGTATATCTTTCTGAGCTATCTCCCAATGCTTGTAGATCAGAATGTGGTATTTTACTACCATTAAAAAATAAAGCTCTATTCTCAATAAAACCTATATGTGATGACAAAGATTTTCCTGTCATAAAACCTGTGCCATTGTTTAATAAAGGTTCTCCTTTTACAAATAGAAGAAAATTAGCAACATTGTCTTTTTCTACATCAACGTGAAATAAAGGCTCTTTATTGTTTTGTCTTCTGTGAGCACTAACTGAAATAGGTTCTAGGTTTCTGTTAGGAAAAAAATAATCTTTTATTAATTTTAACAATGGATCTGTATGAAAACTGTGAGGAAACGTATGTCTGTAACCATATACTTGACCCTCTGGGTTTTTTACCTCTCCGTAATTAATATTTAAAAAGGTTTCTTGTAAAGATTCTAATGTTTCGATTGATAAAAAATTATCAACGTACATAACAAATTCTGTGCTACTATTGTGTTGCATATTCTACTGTTAAATATTCTATTTTTCTAACCCAACCACGAGGTATTGATATGGCGCCCCCGCCATGATTATCATCTTTATCTACACACCATGATCTCATAATTACTATTTTGTCATCATTATTTACAACCATGTATCCTACTTCTTGGCACACGGCCAACGGAGCAGAAACAATCTCTTTTATGTGTAACCAACCTGTTTCTGTATCTTTTGCATCATGCCATGTAATTCTTACCATGGGAAAAGGTGTACTAGATTTGTTGCTCATCTTTCTCTTTTTTTCTCTTAACAGTTACATTGAAAGACACAGATCTTCTTTCTTCGTCTTGCGTTCTAAATGGGTATACCATGTGAGAGAGCCAGGAGGGAAAAAGATATATGTCTCCTACTCTTGGTGTCGCCTGAAATGTATGTCCGTTAAAGGTTGCAGCTTGCCCACATTGCCATTGAATATCTCCTACACAAGGAAAATGATCTTCGTTTGCGTATTCTTCTTTCAAACTTGGAGGTATTCTCAAATATATTACGCCAGATAAATCACCGTCGTGCACATGCGATGGATTAAAATCACCTGACCATTGTGATACTACCCACATACTTGTTATTAATATTTTTTCTACTTTGTCTGGAGAAATAGTATTGACCATTGGTGGCTGTTCTAAATATTTATGTATTATCATTTGTAAAGAGTTACTCATTGGAGCAAATTCAGTTGATATCATCCAAGCTGGTGGATACCTAACCTCTTGTTTCACATTACCTGCAAGGTGCATAGAGTGATCCCAATCTTTAGACATTTTTTTACTTTTCATAATTTCAGTAGCTTTGTTATCTAATAATTTTATTAATGATTCAGGCAAAGAACCTTTAAAAATAGTAGGACCAAAGGGCCTAAACGCTTGAAATTCGTGTTGTAACTTCTCTGCCATCTTAATTCCTTTCTAACTTATGATTTATCTGTTGTCATATACCAATATTTTGCCTATAAATATACAATTAATTAGGCATATATCCAAGGCAGCCTCCTTGCATTTTAACAATATCATGAATTGCTAGGAGTACATGTTTAAAAATTTTTTTAGAAAAGTCAGAGCTACACTTAAAAATAGCCCAGAAGCATTAGCGATTGCAGCAGGTGCTGTAACGGGATTGCCATTTTTTGGCAATCAAAACCCAATGGTTCAGATGGCTGCTAAGTTTTTACCAAACATACTAACGGCTCAGTATCAAAAGAATCCACTGATGTCTTTTCTTACTAACCAAGCTTTAACTGCTGGAACTGAAAAGCTAGTAGGC